GTTGAGAAGGTCATGGAAATGAGAAAAGGGGGTGACAAATGAGCCTCAACCAAGAACAAGCCGCATTCCTACTAGATGCCTGCAAACTCATCCAATATGCCACGGAACAGGGCTTTATGGTCACTGGTGGAGAGTTGGCACGTACACCTGAGCAACAGGCAATTTACGTCAATACAGGGCGTTCTAAGACCCTTAATTCCATTCATTTGAAGCGATGCGCAATTGACTTGAATTTTTTCAAGGATGGGAAGATAATATGGGACAAAGGCGTTCTTGCTCCACTAGGCGCTTATTGGGAGTCACTGCACCCAAAAAACCGTTGGGGCGGGAACTTTAAATCATTGGTGGATTGCCCTCATTTTGAGCGTAACGTAGGATAAAGGACAGATATGAGCACGCCATCATGGGTCATGACATATAGCAGCCTTACGTCAACGGTGCTTACATACCTTGAGCGTAGTGATCCTGCGACTGTAGCCGCCATCCCCACCTTTATCACTCTGGCCGAGTTTGAGATTGCCCAAGAGATCAAGACGCTTGGCCAACTCCAAGTGGTCACATCGACCATGCAGGCTGGCAACCCTACGCTGCAAAAGCCAGCTCGATGGAGAAAAACTGTCTCCATGACTTTGACTAATGCATCGGGTGATAGTCAACCAATTTTCTTGCGCAAGTTGGAGTATTTGCAAAACTACTGGCCAAACGCAACATTGAGGGACACACCTCAGTTTTACGCCGACAGCGATTTTGAACACTGGTACTTGGCTCCAACGCCTGACCAAGCGTATACATTTGAAGTGCTATTCTACGAGCGTATTGAGCCCCTGAGCTCAACAAATGAAACCAACTGGCTGACTCGGTATGCGCCAAATGCCATGCTATATGGCACATTGTTGCAGGCCATGTTGTTCTTAAAGAACGACAACAGAGCAATTTTCCAACAGAAATACTCTGAAGCCATCAATGCCCTCAAGACCGAGGATATTTCTCGCGTCGGAGATCGTCAAGCTATCGTTGTGGACTCTTAATCATGGCAACCTACCTCAATCCCTACACGGGTCAAACAGTCAACCAGTCTCCGATTGGTTACGAATCACTCACACTAACTTCAGACACAACGCTTCAGTGGCCAATCAATGGCAATACCACAAGCGTGGTGGCAGGCATCATTGAGGTGACTGCAAGCTCTGGCAGCGGGTCATTTACTGGCTATATCAGCGGAACCACTCTCACAGTTAGCGCCGTGGGCTCTGGAACGCTTCAGGTTGGACAAATCATCAGTGGTGCAGGGGTATCTACTGGGACGACCATTACAGCCATTTTATCGGGCTCTGGTGGCATTGGCACATACACAGTATCAATCTCACAAGTGGTTGGCTCGGTTGGCTCTCAAATCACCATCACTACAATTGCTTTGAAGTTGATCCTGCCGCCTGCCACTCAGGTGTCTACTGGTCAAAGTATCTTGATTCGTAACGTCGGAGCAAACACTTTTACGGTTGCCGACAATAGCGGCAACACAATTGCAAGCATTGCCTCTGGTATTGCTGATTACATCTACCTGACAAACAACACGACTATTAATGGAACATGGGCGGTTGTTGTCTTTGGTGCGGGTGTATCGCAAGCAAACGCTGCAACACTTGCTGGTTATGGATTGATGGCCATTGGTAGCACCATAAATCAATCGTGCGAAGTTATAAATGTACCAACTAACTACACGCTCAGAGATTCTGATAGGGCGTCGTTTTATGTTTGGGATGGCGGCGCAGGTACATTGACTTTGCCAAGCGCTTCATCAGTTGGTAATAACTGGTTTGTAATTGTCAGGAATAGCGGTACAGGTATATTGACCTTAACGCCTAATGGCGTTGATACTATTGATGGAAACGTCAATCAGCAATTGCAATTGACAGAATCTATAGTTATTTGCTCAAACGGATCTACAGGATTTAGCACATTTGCATATGGTCGTGCCAACCTCTTTGTGTACACACAATTAGTAGTTACATTAACAGGTGGAACAACAACACTTACGGCAGCTCAAGCGGCCAACGCTATTCAGTCATATAACGGAACATTGACATCAAATGCAATCGTTATTTTGCCCTCTACAGTCAACTTGTATTCTTTGCAAAACAAGACGACAGGCAACTTTACATTGACTTTTAAGACAACTTCTGCGGGTGCTACAACTGTAAACTTGCCTCAAAACCAAACGATTATTGCCATTTGTGATGGCATAAACGTATACAACTCTCAGACCGCTAGTACAAACACGCAAACTCAATTAACGCTTGGCGATGGAGCCGTAAACAATCCAGCACTTAACTTTGTCAGTGACACAGTTTCTGGCATATATTTGATTGCGGCTGGTCAAATAGGATTTTCACTATTGGGAGCAAACGCCATGACGTTATCGTCAACTGGCTTGGCAGTTACTAATGGAATTTCTGGCGGTACTTTCTAATGGCCACAAAAGTTGTTGCACTTCAAGTAAAGCCTGGCATCCAAAGAGACGGAACGCAATTTGCTGCCGTCAGTTATGTGGATGGAGAATGGGTGCGCTTTCAAAATGGTTTGCCAAAAAAGATTGGTGGCTATAACGGCATTTTCTTGAATGCAAGTGGCATATCCCGCGGGATGTACATGAACTCGCTCAATGGTTTGAACTACGTTGTATCTGGGTATAGCAACAACATTGAGCAGTGGATTACCAGCAACCAACAAGGATTGGGTTCTGGCCCAACTGTTTTTACACTTGCAAACTTTTCGGCAAATGCAAACAACTTGTGGCAGTTTGAGATTGGTTATGACTCAAATGGGGGAGGCAACAACAAACTGATTGCACACCCTGGCCAAAACCTCACAAACATTGATAGCACCGTAAACACCCGACCATTGGTTGGAAACTTTACTGACACCACAATGGCTGGTGTTGGCATCTTTACGGCGGTAGGAAGCACAACGTCTGGCTCTGCTACCGTAACTTTTGCTACTACAGTCATTGCAATTGGTACGGGCTTATCGGTGACAGGAACTGGTATTCAAGCCGATACCAAGGTGGTATCAGCAACGACTGTTGGCGGAGTGTGGACAGTTGTTTTGGATAAGACAGCAACCATCACAGGGACTCCAACGCTTACCTTTGACAACAACATTTCTGTTTCAGGCGGTGTGGTCATGTTGCACCCATACTTGTTTGTGTATGGAAACAATGGCCTGATTCAAAACTGCGCTGCGGGCGACTTTAGCAATTGGACGAGTGCTGACTCAAACGCCAACAACGTGTCAACTGGTAAGGTTGTAAAAGGTTTACCCGTGCGCGGCGGTACAACGTCACCATCTGGACTGTTCTGGACTTTGGATTCCGTGGTGCGGGTCACTTACTCGCCATCTACTGTGAACGGCATCAACTTTTATTGGCGGTATGACTTGTTGACTAGCCAGAGTTCGATCATGTCTTCTCAAAGCGTGATTGAGTATGACGGCATTTTTTATTGGTGTGGTGTTGACAGATTCTTGATGTACAACGGAGCGATACAAGAGATTCCAAATACACAAAACCAAAACTACTTTTTTGACAATCTAAACTATACGCAGCGTCAAAAAGTATGGGTTGCAAAGATACCTCGATGGGGTGAGATATGGTGGTTTTATCCAAAGGGTGATGCAACAGAGTGTACTGACGCAATCATCTATAACGTGCGTGAAAAGGTTTGGTATGACGCGGGGTTAGCGCCAGGCGCACAACGCTCCGCAGGCACATACACAGAGGTTTTTCATTACCCCATCATGGGCGGTACTGAGGCAAACATGGCAGGCAAGTACACCTTGTGGCAACATGAGATTGGAACGGATCAGATCTTTACCAACAAAGTTTCTGCTATTAATTCTTATTTTGAGACACCATCTTTAGGAACTTCAGTAGGACTGGTTGGCTCCACGCAGCAGCCTGGCGACAACCTTTGGACGCGCTGTGAACGTGTTGAACCAGACTTTGTGCAAAAGGGTGAAATGACCGTTGTCGTGACTGGTAAGGGTTACGCAGACGATGTTGATATTGTCTCTGAACCATACCGATTCCAAGAAGAAACCCTCAAAGTAGACATGCGTGAACAGCGTCGTGAACTGCGCCTGCGGTTTGGGTCAAACACGGTTGGCGGCGACTATTTTATGGGTAGAGTTCTTTGCAGCCTTGATACTGGCGATACACGTAGCACGGCTAACCCAGCGTAATGTCAACCGTCTACGACCCCCGAAACATACAATGGGACTTCTATTGTCGTCTCATGGAGGAGCAGTTTTCTCCAAATCAATTGGGTCATGTTACAGAAGATCGTTGGCGCGAGTGGGTAGATGCACTCAATGGCATCGGTTACTTTGTACAATCTGGAGTAC